TTTTTTTATAATATTTTTATAATATTTTTATAATATTTTTAATTTTATAAATTGACATCTTTTTAAAGATTTTTTTTTTATAAATATTATATGTCAAATTTTAAAATAAAAAAAAATATAGTTAAAAAAAAAAATATAAAAGGTTCAAATACATTAGAAACAAAACATCTTAATAATATAAATAAAATTACAAAAGATAAAGAATCTTTAGTAGAACTGAAAAAACAATTAAATGAAACTAATAATAAATTAAATAAATTAGATGAATTTCGCGATAATAGTATTATAATTGATTTAAATGAACGAACACAGTTATTAGAAATAAAATTAGAATTAGAAAATAAAATAAAAAATATTAATAATAATAATGACGAATTAAATTATTATGACTTAACAAGTGATTTATTAATTGATTATTATAATATTCGTACTAATAAACATATTGAAAAAAAAACAATAAATATAATGGATATATTATCAAAAAAATCATTAAATATTAATAAAAGTACACCTAAAACACATTTATTTGAAAATTATTGTCAACGAGTTGAAGGTATTAAAATTTATAAAGATATCGGTGATAATAGAATTAAATATTGTGAATTATGTACTATTGAATGTATTTTAGATTTAAATACATCTTGTTATACTTGTCCAACTTGTGGTATTATGTATTTTGTTATTATTGATGAAGATAATCTAATTAAAGAATATTCACCATATCAAAGAAAAAATCATTTCAAAGATTGGTTAAAACAATTTCAAGCAAAAGAAGTTATTGATATTTCAGATGAAATATTTAAACAAATTATTATAGAATTAAATAAAAAAAAAAATTTAAATAAAAAAAAAATTTCACGTAATATGATGCAAATAATATTAAAAAATTTAGGGTATAGTAATTTATATAAACATATTCCATTTATTATAAATAAAGTTTCTGGAATACATGCACCTTCATTAAGTAAAAGTGTTCAAGATAAATTACTTAAGATGTTTGAAGAAATACAAGAACCATGGAAAATATATAAACCAAAAGATAGAAAAAATTTTATTTCTTATCCATATATTTTAACAAAATTTTGTGAATTATTAGAATTAGAAGATTTAACATATTATTTTCCACAATTAGACTATCCAAATTTAGTTGTTCCTGATCAAGTATGGGAAAAAATATGTAATCATTTACATTGGGAATTTATTCCATCACAATAAATATATAAATTTATATAAAGATTATATATTTATAATCATTATATGACAAGTGAAACTTTACCAAATTTACCACATGGACAAAATTTCGTATGTATTTCTTTTTTAACCGACTCTGAAAATAAAACAACATTAACATCAACACGTATTGGTGGTGTATATAATACATATGAAAAAGCATGTGAAAGAGCAAAAGAAATACAACAACAAGATCCTGCTTTCAGTGTATATGTTGGTGATATGGGTAGATGGTTACCATTTGATCCTGCACCAGATTCACATATGATAGAAGAAACAGAATATGCAGATGAAAAACTCAATGAATTAATGAAAGGTTATCATGCAAATCAACAAAAAGCACAAATATTTCATGAATATAGAAAAAATAATAAAATGTTAGAAAATATTAATGAAAATCTAACTGAAGGTCACAAAAATAAAAACGAAATTACAACAAAATTAAAAAAAGCAAAAACCATGAATGAAGTTACCACATTGACTAATAGTCTTGAAAATATTGAATCTCAAATGAAACGTATGACTTCAAAATTAAAAGATTTAGAATTAAAACAATCTAATTTACAACAAAAATTAGGAACAAGTAGTATTGAAGAATAGTTTCTTTTTATATAATATGATTTTTATTTCATTTATCATCATAAATATTATTATGATAAATTAAATAAAAATGTTAATTATTAAAGAATAGTTTATTTAATTTTTTCTATAACAAGATTATTTTTTTTTCCAGATATTTGTAATGATTAAATACTTCAATTCTTTTATTCTATTTATTATCATAAATATTATTATGATAAATTAAATAAACTATTCTTTAATAATTAACATTTTTATTTAATTTTTTCTACAACAAGATATTTTTTTTTTCCAGATATTTGTAATGGATTAAATACTTCAATTCTTTTATTCTATTTATTATCATAAATATTATTATGATAAATTAAATAAACTATTCTTTAATAATTAACATTTTTATTTAATTTTTTCTACAACAAGATATTTTTTTTTTCCAGATATTTGTAATGGATTAAATACTTCAATTCTTTTATTCCATTTATTGTCATAATATTTATGATGATGTTTTTTATTTAATTTTTTCTACAACAAGATTATTTTTTTTTTTTCCAGATATTTGTAATGGATTAAATACTTCAATTCTTTTATTCCATTTATTGTCATAATATTTATGATGATGTTTTTTATATTTTTTTGACCCCATTGTAAATTGTGGTGTATTTTTTGCTTTATACCAGAAGACTTTTTCTGTTATATCTTGTGTATGGATTTTATTATTTATTACCATACAACCAAAATCTTCTGTTAATACAGAAAATGCATCATTAAAACTGGGAAAGTTTGGAAACATACCCGCATAATGTTCATATAATCGTCTTCGATTACTTGTAAAATCTTCTGCTAATAGAAATATATAATCAAAATTAGAACGCATTTCAGGAGGAATACCTAAACTATATTGTAATGTTAAAATAAAACTAATACCATAATGTCGTCCATTATAAAATAATTCTTGAATTGCCTCTTCTTTAACCCATTTTCCTTTACTCGACATACAATCATCCATAACAAGCATAAAACGGAGATCTTTTGTTCTTTTTCCTTCTTTAGATCTATCTTCATTATCTTCAGTAAGTTGTTTTTGATTTGCAAAAATTTTATTTAATAATTCTGGAGAATAATTATTATAAATATAAATATCTGGAATAAAATCACCAAAAAACTTATTTAACTTTTCAGTTTTACTTATTATAACTGTTCTTGGTAAATGTCTTTTATGAAATAATAATTCTCTTGTAATAAAAGATTTTCCCGAACCACGTTTAGCAATCATCGCAATCGTTACATTATCAGGCATTGATTTTATATTAAATTTTTTTATTTGTACTCTCTTTTGAGATGATCCATATTTAATATTTTTTATATCCATTAATTAGTATTAGAAAAGACTTCTTCAATCATATATTATAATTTTAATTCAGATGATTTATCTAATGAAATAGATGGTAATAATTTATCTAAAATTGCATAAAATATAGAAATACAACAACTTATTATAATAATTTCTTTATCAATAATCGAAAAACTAGGAATATATTTAATTAATAAACCTGTAAATAAACCAATTAATATATATTTTAATGATTGATTTTTTTTATCATTGTTCATATATATATAATATTAGATTTAAAAAAATATAAATCTAATATTATATATATGAATATATATATAATATTAGGATTAGTAATTATTATTATTTTAATGTTTGAACAACAATTTATTAATAAAGAAAAAAATAATAAAATTGAAATTTATTTTGATCAAATAAAAGTACCATTATTTATTAGTTGTTTTATAATAATTATTTATAATTTATATTTTAATAACAAAAGTGAATTAATAATTAAAACAAAAATACCACAAGTATTACTTGGTTAAATAATCATTAATAAATTTTTGTTTATTTGTATCTTTAATACTATTATGATAAGTATTATTATCTACTTCACTATTTGAAAATATATCATGATAATTTTTAATATTGGTTTCTGGATTATATGTTAATGTTTCACTTTCTAAGTCCTTCATTAAATGATTTTTAATTTCACTATTTATACTATTTTTATATGTACTATCTTTATATTTATGATTAATTGATTCATTTATTATTTTTTTTAAAGTAGATGTTGATCTTTGACTTGAATTATCCCTACTAGAATTATGTTTATTTGAATTATCTCTACTTGAATTATCTCTACTTGAATTATGTCTACTTGAATTATATCTACTTGAATTATCCCTACTAGAATTATGTTTATTTAAATTATCTCTACTTGAATTATGTCTACTTGAATTATCTCTACTTGAATTATGTTTATTTGAATATGATTTAGAACTATTATTTTTATAATTTTTAATTTCTGGTGATTTTAATGGACTTTCAGATAATTTAATATTTTCATTTATAATTTTTAAAATTTTATCATCATTTCCCCCTGTTTGTATATTTTGATTTTCTATAATATTCTTGTTCTCCATCACAATTGATTGTTTAGGTGGTAATAATTTTTTAAAATCAATATCAGAAAAAGAAATATCACCTAAAAAAGTCTTTAAAATATCATTTAATGGAATTAAGCGTCTAAAAGTATGTTCAATACATAATTTTATAATTTTGCGTATTTCATAATTATTTCTATTAATTTCAATACTGCAATATTTATCATAAAATAAAAATGGTAATGGCCATAATTGTTTTGCACATTCTTTATATAACATATGAATAAACTCATTAAATTCAATATTTGTGTTTGGTATATTTGAATAATCATTACTTAAAATAATAATTTCAGCCTTAAAAACTGATAAAATTATTTTTTTATATTTTTCATTTAATATACGATCCACCTCTTTTTTTTTTGTTTCACTATCCCAATTACATACATCTTTTAATATTGTTTGAAAATTACGTAAAACAGTTGTATCATTACTTGCTCGACTAGATACCATATACATTTCATGAAGTCCTTCATATACCAATGGTGTTAATTCTTCAATTAAAATATTTAAATATTCTCTTTTTAATTCAATAATATTATTCATAATATAAATTAATAGATAATTTATTTTTAAATTAATTCTTTTATTGCTTTTTTGTCTTTTAATGACATTTTTAAGAAATCAATTGTTTTATCTATTTTAAAAAATAAGTCAATATCTTTTAATTCAATATTTTTTAAATACTCTTTAATAATATTAATTAAAATATCATATTTATTATTTTTACATAAATAATTACTTAATCTACATAAATATAAGATTTCATCATTTGTTCTTGGTCCAATAATATTTTGAAGATTTGTAATATTTTTTTTATTTTTATTTTTTAAAGATGTTTTATTTAAATCAGCACCAAAATCAATACTACTATTGATTAATTTTTTACTATAAGATGAACAAATAATAGATGGTTTTATACAAGTATGAAAACAATGAATATTTTGTAAAAACCAATTTTGATCAGTATAAATACTTGTTTCTATTTTATCACCTATTGAAATTGAATCGCTTATATTTAAAATATTATTAAAATTATCAATTACACTTTTTTTATTTGATAATAATTTTTTATAATAATTTTCATGTATCATTAATGGTAATAATACTTTTTCGTTTTTATATAATCTATAAATATTATTAATATCTATAGTATTATTTAATACTGATAATGTTGATTCATATAAATTTAAATTTATATTTTTTTCTAAACTTTTTTTAATAAAATTATTTATATTTTGTTTAGTTACTTTTTTATAATTATAAATATAATCTTGAATTAAAAATAATAATCTTCTAATATCATATTGTGAAAAATTAATTAAATCACTAATACATTCTTCATCTTCTATTTTTATATTTTCATTTATAAAAATCTTTTTTATAAATTTAAATAATTCAATTGATGATGGTGAATAAAATCTAATTATATCACAATTTTTCTTTTTTAATTCATTTATTATTTTATTATGACCCTCATTACAAATAAATATAATTGGTGTATTTATATTATTTTTATAAATATTCATAATATAATCTTTCTCTTTTTTTAATGATATAGATTCAATATCATCAAAAATAAATGCATTTTTATTTATTAACATTTTATTATTAACTCTTATATTCATTGAATTTAAAAAATTATTATTATATTCTTTAAAAGTATCATTATTTTTATATTCTTTTATATCATTTGAAAGTAATATTTTATAATTATAATTATATTTTTTTAATATTAATTTGGTAATTAGTGTTTTACCAATCCCATTTTTACCACTTACAATGAGTGTATTTGTTGCCTTATTTTTAATCCATTTTTTAAATCTAAGAATTGCATTTTTATTACCAATAATATCATCTAATCTTTTTGGAATATATTTCTCAAGGATATTTACCGACATTATAATATTATAATATTTGTCTTTAAAAATATTAATTTTCAATTATTTTAAAAATATATAAAAAAATATTAAGCATATAATATTATAATATTTGTCTTTAAAAATATTAATTTTCAATTATTTTAAAAATATATAAAAAAATATTAAGCATATAATATTATAATATTTGTCTTTAAAAATATTAATTTTCAATATTTTAAAAATATATAAAAAAATATTAAACATATAATATATTTAATAACTTTAAAAATATTAATTTTCAAAATATTTAAAAATTATATAAAAAATTATATAAAAATATTAAAATATTTTTAATTTTCTAAATTTATATATATAATATGCCAAGAGAAAGAAAATCTACATCTACTACTCGCAAGGGTAACACCGTTGATATGGAAGTTGCCGCATTATTTAAAATGGGTAACCGTGTCAACCAATCTTCACTTATTGCACTTCGTAAAAAATATGGAGATACTGTTTTAACAGATAAAATCCAAGCTGTTTTTATGGAACGTCATCGCGTTGTTGTTAAAGGTTCTAAAAAATTTGCTGAAGCAGTTCGTACAAAATATGCGAACTCAAATGTACCATATCACCAACTTTTAATGAAAGCACGTTTACATGCTAAAAAATTAGGTCTTTCTGAAGCTGAATTCGCAGAATTTCAACGTATTTACGAACAAGAACTTTCAGGTACTGGTCGTGCAAATGAAGTTGTTTTACCTCTTACAAATATGATGAAAGTTTTAGGTAATATTACTGGTTCTGGTTCTACTGATGGTTTCAGTGTCGGATCTGGTGATTATCGTAATCTTCAAGAAATAATTCGTCTTTATGAAGCATCTAAACCACTTCATTCACAAGTTGTTCTTCAATCTCTTCAATATGAATCTTTTGATAAAACAGCAATGAATGGACAAATTGATGTTTCACGTCATAACCCTGGTGAACATGTTCATCCAGTTATTGCTTCTATGTTTTTACCTAAAATTGATATTTTTGATGAACATTTCTTATTTGCTAATATTGCAGGTATTGTAAATTGTCTTTATAATAAAAAACCAATTCGCACACGTCCTGATTATGAACTATATTATAATCTTGTTACTGACCCAAATGATATTGTTTGTGATGAACGTTCACCAGTTGCCGATTTACTTCAACGCTGTAATCTTCAAAATCAACTTTGGAATGCTGTTTTACATCTTCGTAATGGTCAATTCTATAACTCTTCTTTCCGTGAATTTATGACAGCTGTTGATGTGTGTCGTCTTAATAAACATGATAATCCGGATCTTGTCTATGGACGTCATGATGGTACTATTTTAAAACGTATCTTAAGTGCTTTTAGTTTCCGCCCAACTGTTATTGCAACAGCTCCAATTGCTAATGTTTTTGCAACTAATCCATATGCTCAAAATATTCGTCCAACTGTTACAGCTATTCCAATGATTAATATTCGTCTTTTAACTCTTCAGCAAAATCTTATGTCCCAAACACTAACTGTACAAGATGGACAACTTGGACCACAACAAAATACTAATCCAAATGATGACGGTTTCTTAGCTGGTGCCTTACAACAAACAATGACTTTTATTGAAGGTAATATGCTTGTTAACCGCGCTACAAAAGTTATTTATTCACGTGAAGCTCTTATCTTTTATATTGATCGTCGTGCCAATATTATCCCATATGGTATGAAATTATTTAATCTTGCTCGTCTTCCATCAGCGGTTGCAGGTTTTGAACGTATTACAGAAACACCTCTTAGTGTCCCACTTCGTCTCGATGTTGGACAAGGTAATGATGCTTTTGTTTTAACGTCTGGTGTTTTAGCTGAAACTCGTACAGATACTTCTAATAATGGTGGTACAAATACTTCTAATAATGGAAGTAATGTCCGTCTTGTTACAGGTTCAACTGCTTTCTTTAATGTTCATAAAGTAGGAGATCGTTATCGTAACAATCGTATGGGTTTGAGACCGAGTGATGATAATAGTGACTATTTAAATAGTGCATATTTACCTGCACAAAAATCACCACCAAGAAAAACCGACTACGCTTTACCACTACCAGAAAAAAACAATTTACAACAATTGAACAACAAGTACACGCAAGACGGTGGAGCCACTGATTTAGACAACGTAGGGTTTATGCAGTACGATCCAATGAATGCTATTAGGCAAAATGATAAATATCCACTTGTTAAGCTTAATAATAAAAATGATACTATTAGTAAACGTGCGGTAGTTCTTGTTTATACTGCACCTAAACAACAAAAAAATTCATCACATCAATTTGTTTTTTAAATAAATATAAAACTTAAAAATTATTAAAATATAAAATGATATTATTAATTAATACATAATAACTATATAAATATAATATTATTCAAAATATTCAATGAATATTTTGAATATAAATTGTAAATAGATTATTAAAATCCAAATAAACTAGAAAATGGTTTTAAATCAGCTTTTTTATATGTGCTGATGGGTCGGGCTAATGGTATTTGTTCTGATCTATTATAATTTTCAATATATTTAATTTGATATAATAATGAGTTAATAGCTGTGTCTAAAAAATCTTCAATAAATTTATTATTTAAATATTCAACTTCAACTAATGTTTCCTGTGTATTTGTATTATATCTAAAATAAATATATCTCATTAATGTTAACATTTGTTCTTTTTTTTGTGATTGTATTTTCATGGGTTTATTATATTTATCTTTTGTAATTCTTAATACCTCATTAATTAATCTTTTATTTAATTTATTAATATTATCATCTCTAAAAAATAATAAAGATATATCATTTGGTGTAATATTAGTTAAACGTAATACCATATTTTTTTCACTTTCTGGTGCAATATCTGTATAACTATTATAATTAAATATATTTTCATAAATTTTATTTATATTCATATAAATAAAATTAGATTTTTAATTTTTATAAGTTTCAATATATTTATTAGTATCAATTAATTTACCCTTACATAAACTATGTTTAAATACATCTTTTTCAATATATTTATTATTCATATCTTTTGTAATAATTGTTTTTTTATTATTATTATCATTTATATAAACAGCCCATTTAAATTCGTCATAACGACTTTGATATATAACTATCTCTCCTTTTTTAAATGATGGTAATTCATTAATATTTATATTATTTTTATCACTTGTCATAATTAATGAACCAATCTGAGAATGTAATAATTTTTTGAAATATTTATAAAGATAATTTTTAATATTTGTATCAGGGTTATTATATATATTTTTAACAAGATTTATAATTTCAGGTTCTGGTTTTGTAATATTATATATTTTATTTAAATCTTCAAACATTGTACTTGTAAATATTTTTTTAAATTGATTATATATTTCCTGTTTTATTATAACTGGTCTCTCTGTACCATTTATATTATATAATTTGTCAGAAATAATTTTAAATTTTTGTTCACCATCATTTAACATTTCAGAGGTTAAAATATAATTAGGATCTTTGATATCATTAAATCTACTATCAACTAATAACAAATATCCATGATTTGGTACATAAAATTTCATATTATCAACATTATATTCCCAATAACTAACATGTTTAGGATTAGCAAATAAATCTTTTATAAATAAATTATTTTCAATACTAAAATCTCTAAAATATATTTCATGTTCTTGTAATATAGACATTGCATGAACTAATTGAAATAATATAGACATCCATACATCTTTATTATGATATCCTGTACTAATCATATTTTTAACAGATGCATTTGTTAAATATACAGGTGACATCCATTCAATAAAACTATTAGTAGGAGCTTCAGTTATAGTTATTAAACTAACACTACTATCACTTGTTAAATCAATTTGTGGTTGTTTTTCTTTTTGTTTTAATTGATTTAAATCAAAAATTAAATCATTAAGTTTATTTTTTCGATTTGATATAATTTTATGTTCTTTGATAATACGATTTAATTCATTATAATTAAATTTAGAATCTCTATCATATTTATGTGTTAATAAAGTAATAAAATTAGGAGATATATTTTTACTTAAAATTTCATCCCTAATATATTCATAATATTTCATTTCACGCCATACATCAAAATGGTCACTTTTAACTTTATCACTAATTGTATTACAATGTAAAGCTCCAATATTTAAATTATATATACGTATATTAAGACCCATTGAATATTTAGCAATTTCAATTTTACCTTCATCATATTTAACAGGATAAGCTGCATTATATAACATAAAATTTTGTGGTATATCTTTATATGGATTACCACCAATACTATAAGGATTAAAATGAATTAATTTTAAATAAGATAATAATGAATTTGTACCACCTTGTAATGTCATATTTTCTCCATCTTTAATATTTGTAACAGAATTTCTAAAAAATTCACGTAAATGATATCGTTCTTTTAATGTGGAATATGTTAATGCATATGGTTCACCTGGTAAGGTATCATTATAAATTGTATTTAAAACAGTATGTCCTGAACCAGCACCTCCTAAATTAATATTATATACTTTTTGTAATGGTATTTCATTTGGTTTAAGTAAATTATTCACAAATGGTAAACCATTTGGCATATAACTATGTTCTGGTACAAATGCAGGAGGATATAAGCTTGTTTGTCTCAAATCAACAAAAGCGGGATTTATATTTTTAGGATGGGTATGAAATTGACCACGATTCATCATTGGTGGTTGGTAAGTTGTTGTTTCTTTAATAGTTGGTACCTCAGTAATATTTGGTTTATATTTTGGTTTTATTTCATGATATGTTTTTTTTGAAGAGTTTGAATGTGATGAATCATATTTATTTTCATATTTATCATAATGTGGTTTTCTAATAGACATACTATTATCATTTGATTTTGGAGAGTTTGAATGTGATGAATCATATTTATTTTCAGATTTATCATAATGTGGTTTTCTAATAGACATACTATTATCATTTGATTTTGGAGAGTTTGAATGTGATGAATCATATTTATTTTCAGATTTATCATAATGTGGTTTTCTAATAGACATACTATTATC